TGCAACGCTCTTATTATGAAAATAATCAAGGAGCTCAATCTATGGCGTATCATCAAGTTCGTAGAGAACTTTTTAGAGATTACGATGCTATGGATACCGACCCAATCATTGGTTCGGCTCTTGATATATACGCAGATGAATCTACAACTAAGAATGAGTATGGTGATGTTCTTCAAATTAAATCTACAAATGAAAATGTAAGAGATATGTTACATAATTTATTCTATGATATAATGAACATAGAATTTAATTTGTGGCCTTGGATTAGAAATTTAGTAAAATACGGCGATGCTTTTATAGCATTAGAAATTATGCCTGGTAAAGGTATTATTAATGTCGCTCCACATTCAATATATAATGTAGAAAGATTAGAAGGTACTGACCCTAATAATCCCGATTATGTAAAGTATAAGGTTGAAATGGACCGTTTTGGTAAAAAAGAATACGAGCAGTATGAGATGGCTCACTTTCGTATGTTATCTGATACTAACTTCCTTCCGTATGGCAAATCAATGGTAGAAGGTGCTAGGAGAATTTGGAAACAATTATCTCTTATGGAAGATGCGATGTTAATCCATCGTATTATGAGAGCACCTGAAAAAAGGGTATTTAAAATTGATATAGGTAATATTCCACCACAGGAAGTGGATAACTATATGCAAAAGATTATTAACAAAATGAAGAAAACTCCATTTGTTAATAAAGATACTGGTGATTATAATTTAAAATACAATATACAAAACCTTACTGAAGATTTTTTCCTGCCTGTACGTGGTAGTGATAGTGGAACAACTATTGATAACTTACAAGGTTTAGAATACGCAGCTATTGAAGATATTGATTACTTAAAGAATAAATTATTTGCAGCATTAAGAGTACCAAAGGCTTACTTATCTTATGATGAGAACGTTAATGGTAAAGCTACTTTGGCGGCGGAAGATGTTCGTTTTGCTAGAACCATTGAAAGAATTCAAAGAACGGTTGTTAGTGAATTAACTAAAATAGCAATTGTACACTTAGCAGCTCAAGGTATTGAGGATTCTGAAATGACTAATTTTGAATTAACTCTAACCAATGCATCTACAATCTATGAACAAGAGAAGGTTAATTTGTGGTCTGAAAAAGTAAGACTGGCATCTGATGTAAAAGCACTTAATATGTTATCTTCTGATTGGGCTTACCATAATGTATTTGGATTATCTGATGATGAGGTGGATATAGAAAGAGCTAAAGTAGTTTTAGACCTTAAAGACCGTTTCAGACACACTTCAATTGAACAACAAGGACAAGACCCAGCAAATCCACCAGAACAACAAAATGTAGAAGAAGAAATCAGTAAATTAAAAACTGAAATTGAACTAAATAGAGGGGTTGGTAGACCTAAAGAGGGTAACACATATGGTAAAGATAAACATCCATATGGTAGAGACCCATTGGGTAATAAAGAAAATGAGAAAGAGAGAAAAAGAGAGGATAGAGTATTAAACACAAACGCTAAGAAGCTAGCAAGAGAATATATAAACGGAATTTCATCAAAAAAACAAGTTTTAATTGAAAAAGCGGGTATGCTTGATGAAAATAATCTATTAGATGATACTAAAATTTAATAAAGAAAAATTTGTTTATATTTATATGTGTTAGTTTATAGGGTAGAATAAATATAGGGTAAGTAAATGAAAAAAATAAAACATTCCAAATTTAAGAATACTGGAGTGTTATTTGAATTATTAGTAAGACAAATAACATTGGAAGTACTTAATGGTGATAAAACTGAAAATGCAAAGAATATCTTAAAAGAATTCTTTTCTCCGAATACGGAGTTGAACAAAGAATTACGTCTTTATGATATATTGTTAAAGGAGAAGTATAGCTCTGAAACAAAAGCAGATAGATTGGTAGAAACTGTATGTGATGCTCATAATAAGCTAAATCACGTTACACTTTCTAAAGAAAAATTCAATCTTATCAAAGAAATTTCAGAAAAATTTGAAATTGAACAATTTTTAGCATCTCCTATTTCTAATTATAAAACATTAGCATCTATATATAAAGTATTCGAATCCAAAAGAACGGATGGATATGATATTAAAGATATATTTAATTCAAAGATTACCCTAATCGAAAACATTACATCAAAGCCCGCTCAAAAAACTCAACCAACTGATGAAAAGAAGTTGATTGAAACTTATAAACAACAAGATAAAGACCTTAGATTACTTACCTATAAGATTCTAGTAGAAACTTTTAACAAAAAATATACAAATTTAGATGATTCTCAAAAGAATTTGTTGAAAGAGTATATAAACAATATCTCAAATACTACCAAATTTATAGATTATGTTGGAAAAGAATTACCAAATATAATTGCAGAACTTAATAGTATTAAGTCAAAACTAAAAGATAAAGTTACACAAATTAAATTATCAGAAACCATTTCCCTTTTAGAAAAAATGAAAATTGGAAAAAACGTATCTGATTCTCAAGTTTCATCTATTATGCTTTCGTATGAGCTAATCAAAGAACTTAAATCTAAAGTAAAATAATGGAAGCAAGATTAAAAGAAGCAATTCGTAAATACGTTAGAGAAAGAAACATTCAAAAAACTTTGGATGAAATGTCTGTAACCGGTAATGTTGCTGGGTATGATACTCCAAACGCATTTTCAAAACCAGGACAAACTGCTAAGAAAAACAAAAGATTGGCAAATATAACTGGTGGTGAAGTTGTTGACGATTTAGAGGAAGTAAAGATATTAAATCTAAAGCAAGAAAAAGAAAAACCAACAGCAGCTAAAAAAGAACCAGGTGCAGAAATTGCAGTTATTAGTGGTATGGAATTGGCTGAAAAAAATTTACATTTGGCGGAAAATCGTTGGGTAGCATTAAAAAAAGAAGATGGTTCTGCAAAAGCTAAAATAGGTAAGGGTATAACATCTATTAAACAACAATTGGGCGAAGTTGAAAAATTTGTTAATTGGTATTCAAAGTTAAAGACTGAGAATGGTGTTACAAAAGATGATTATTATAAAAGAACACACAAAAGTTTACATAAAATCAAAGAAAGGTTAATGAATCTTTCTGAAAAAATTAGAAATTTGTAATATGCCAGCAGTATCTAAAGCACAACAAAGATTTATGGGAATGGTTCATGCGGCTCAAAAAGGTGATATGGAAAATCCATCACCGGAAGTACAAAAAGCAGCTGATTCAATGACTGATAAAGACGCTAAAGATTACGCATCAACACCACACAAAGGTTTACCAGATAAAAAAGAAAATATGATAACTAGAAATAGATTAAAGGAAATCGTTAAAGAAGTAATGGTAGAAGAAGCAGAGTACCAAACATTCTTTAAAAAGGCTTTAGAGAAAGCTGGAAAGGGTATCAACGATATGAGTGATGCTGAAAAGAAAGCATTTTTTAACAAAGTTGATACTGCTTGGAATAGTAAGGGTGAAAAAAACGAAGAACTAACTGGTAAACAGCATAAATTAGATATCGATAAGGATGGTGATATTGGCGGTGATGATTTAGCAGATTTAAGAGCTGGTAAAAAAGTAGATGAAGCTGTTGATATAAAGGATGGTAAATATCGATTCTATTCTAAAGATGGAGTAGGATATTTAACTTACGGAGGTAAAGAATTGGCTAGTGGTGATTATGATATGGAAGACGGGAGTAATTCATATTGGATGAGCCATTCTTCTTTTAAAGGAAGTCAAAAAGCATTTGATACTGGTAAAGATGTAATCAAATATTTTAAATCAAAAAATATTACAACTGAATCAGTAAACGAAGATATATCAGCAGAATTACCAAAAGCCATAATCCCATCAGCTGTTAAACAAAAATTAGAATTAGCAATTGATAAAATCAAAGATGCTAAATTAAATCCTACTCAAAAATTACAATTGGTTGCACAAGTAGTTGATAGTTTAGATATTGATAAAACTCAATTAGGTACTATTGCTAATAAAATTAGAAGTAAAATGGAATCCGTAACCGAAGGAGTTTCTTCTTCTGATATGGATAAAATTAAAGGAGCAGTTGAAGCAGCAAAATCATTTATGAGTGTTGGTGCTGAATTGAAAAAATTAGGTATGAGATATACTTTCGCTACCGAACCACTTCCAATTTATATTATACAACCAACTCCAAATAATAGAGTTGCTATTGTAAATAAAAAATATGTATCTAAGCCTGATTTTGTAGTAGGTGATATCGCAGTTGGCGTTATGGAGGGTAAATCTATTAAAGAGCAATCACCTTGTTGGAAAGGATATAAACAAGTTGGTATGAAAGATAAAGGTGGAAAACAAGTTCCAAATTGCGTACCAGCTTAAATAAGAATATAACATGAAATCATTACTAATAGAAACAAACCTCTTTGAAGGTAAGGTAAAAGAAGATGAAAGTGGGAGAACCCTTGTTAAAGGTGTCTTGCAAAGAGCTGGTGCCGAAAATCAAAATGGTAGAGTTTATCCGAAGTCTATATTAGAAAGAGAAGCTAAAAAATACGAAATATTTATTAAAGAACGTAGGGCATTGGGTGAATTAGACCACCCGGATTCTACCGTAATTAATTTAAAAAATGTATCGCACAATATTAGAGAAATATGGTGGGATGGCGATGATTTATGTGGAACCGTTGAAGTTCTATCTACTCCATCTGGTAATATACTTAAAGAACTATTAAAAGCTGGTATCCTATTAGGGATTTCATCAAGAGGTATGGGTTCAACCAAACCATTGGGTGGAAATAAAGTAGAAGTATCCGAAGATTTTGAATTGATTGGTTGGGATTTTGTATCAAACCCATCAACACATGGTGCATTTATGGTGCCTGTAAACGAATCTATTAATAGAGGTTTACAACAAATAGGAACTGATGTTTGTGGTGATTACTGCAAAGCACAGGATTTAATGAGAGAAATAATAACTGAAATAGCATAATAATGGCAAAAAATTTCGATATATACGATTATGTACACAACAATAAGATAACCTTAAAAGTTGATGCACCAAAAGGAACTACTGTATCTAAAGCATACAATGATATCCGTAAAACCAACTTGAAAGAAGTAAAGATAGTAAATGGTAAATTCAGCTTAGCTGAAAATTTAGGAGATAGAAAGTTATCTACTGAAGTTAAAAAACACTTCTTAGAAATTATTTCCACTTACAACACTTTTCAAGACCAAATGAAAAGACAATCTGATATGACTGAGATTGCAAACACGTTGGGTGGTATTGTTGAGGCTGCAAAGGAAATGACCCTACGAGAGAGTGGTGATTGGTTTGATGCAGTAACTGTAAAAAGAAATATGCAGGAATTGGATAAGATGGGTAAATCATTCGATAAATTCGCTATGGAAGCAAAAGCAATGGATGAGAGATTACATTCTTTATATGAAGATATGGGTCACATCTTAAATCGTTACTATGAGATTGCAGACATCAGTACTGATACAATGCACGAAAGATTGGGCAATAAAAAGAAATAATTATGATTAGTTTAGGTGGA